CATGAATACTCAGCTTAAAGACTCAGGGACTTTAACTCTGAATACCTGGAATCATGTAGCTGCAACAAGAGAGGGTTCTGTATTTAGATTATTTGTAAATGGTGTTCAAGTCAGTACAGTCACTTCCTCTACTGTTGAGGTTGGATTTTTAAACGATCCATTGACTGTCGGATATTATAATTCAACTGGATATTTCAATGGTATTATATCAGACGTTAGAATAGTTAAAGGCACAGCAGTCTACACCTCTGCTTTTACCCCACCGACTGCTCGATTAACAGCAATCAATAACACATCTTTGCTTGTAAGTGGAACTAACGCAGGCATCATTGATAAGTCACAGTCCGTCAAAACGATCACGTTAAACGGTGACGTTAAATCTTCTACGACTCAAAGTAAGTACCTGTCGTCGTCAATGTATTTTGATGGAACAGGAGATTATATATTTGTTGATTCTAACGCCCAGTTTGGCTATGGAACTGGCGATTTTACACTTGAGTGCTGGGCATATAAAGATGCTAATCCAGTAGGGGGGGACGCAGGAATAATAGAACATCGTCCTGCGTCTACAAATGGAGGGTATCCTTTACTAGGAGTGAATACATCAGGACAATTGTTTTATTATAGTAATGCTACACTCAGAATTTCACCGAGCGCTTCTACAGCATTAACTAATCAAACATGGGTTCATATTGCTTATGTAAGGAGTGGAGGAAATCTTGGAACTTTATACATAGACGGAACTAGTGTCGGCACTTGGGCAGATACTACAACTTATTCATCTTCAGCTCCTTTATGGATTGGGCAACACGCTTTTGCTGGTCAAGCGTTTAATGGTTATTTGTCTGACGTTCGCATCACCAAAGGCCTAGCTCGCTACACAGCTAACTTCACACCACCTACAGCAGCGTTACAAGGGTAATAAAAAAGGGGCTATTGCCCCTTTTCCATTTCTTCTTGAAGTGCTATACTAAATCCCTTTATCGCCATTTCAAGCCTTTGAACTTTTAGATGTTCTTGTTCTAACTGCTGCTGTAAATCTTGAATTTGTGCAAGATACACAATAGCGCGCTCAGATAAATTATTTTCTGGAGTAGGAGGAAGATTATCTTCTAGGCGCTTTTTAGTTTCTCCTGAGTCTTCCCACCCACCTTCGTCCGCAAGAGGTATATCAATCATCTGTATTAGGCTCCTCTACAATTTCTTCACTTTCTTTGCTAAGTTCTAGCCGCAATAAATCAATAAATCCTGATCTTGAGAGCTCTAGTCGATGATTTAGGCTTTGACAGTCATTTATTTCTTTGGCAAGCTGTTGAAGCTGCCCCGTAAAATATTTTGCCTTATCTGACAACTCATCTATAAAATAGCTGTCGCCTTCAAATGTTATAGTAGGTCGATCCGTTTCTTCTGTCATTGTAAATTCCTATTTAAATATATCTTGCCAGTTACCTGTAGTACTTGCACGAGAGTACTCAGTGGCTCTGTTTTCAAAAAAGTTAGTGTGCTCTACCCCGTTTAGCATATAATCTAGCCAAGGTAAAGGATTTTTATCACTGCTAAATATTTTCTTCATTCCTAGACCAAGAAGTCTACGATCCGCAATATATCGAATATATTCTTTTACCTCTTCCGGGGTTAGGTCAGGAATAGACGCCCCCGCAAAGCACAAATCAATAAAAGCATCTTCCAGTTCTACTGTTCGTTCGGCTGCGCAGTAAATCTCATACTTTAGATCATCAGTCCATAGCTGAGAATTTTCATGAATAAAAGTACGGAAAAGCTGTGACATTCCTTCAACGTGCAAAGTTTCGTCACGAACAGACCATGTAACAATCTGGCCCATACCTTTCATCAAATTATGTCTTGGAAAGTTTAACAAAATTGCAAAGCTACTAAATAGCTGTACTCCTTCGGTGAACCCAGAGTAAATCGCCATTGTTTTTGCAATATTCATCGGAGTATCCATTCCAAAATTTGAAAGATACTCATGCTTGTCCATCATTTCTTTATGTTCAAAAAACTTTTGGTATTCATCGTCCCCAAAACCAAGGGTTTCTAGTAATAATGAATAAGCTTCTTGGTGTACCGCTTCCATTGCAGCAAAAGCTGATAGCATCATTCTTACTTCTGGCTGCTTAAATGTGGGTAGATAATGCTTTGCGTATCCACAACAAACATCTACATCAGCTTGGGTAAAGAATCTAAAAATCTGATTAATAAGTCGACGATTTCGCAAGTCATCCGCAAGATTCACTTCATCAGGAAGCCAATGCATATGCTGTTGAGTCTTATAATGTTTAAAAGCCCACGGATAATTAAAAGGCTTATAATATTCTCTTTCCTGTAACAAATTACTCATATTAACCCTCACACGCTAAACACGCGCCTTCGTCCAAGCTGTCAAAAATATACTGCCGTAATGCTTCATCAGAAACTTTTTCAGCCCGCTTGTACGCTTCACTTCTTAAATAATATAAAGTTTTTACTTTCTTTTTCCATGCCATCATATGAATAGCGTGAAGCTCTTGCTTTGACACATTTGCAGGAAAAAACACATTTAAAGATTGACTTTGACAGATATATTGCTGTCGATCGGCTGCGAGATCGATAACCCATCTCTGGTCAATTTCCACTGCAGTTTTGAATACGTCTTTTGTCCAATCATCAAGAAAGTCAAGATGTTGAACCGAACCACCGTTTGTAATAACTCCTTTCCATACTTCATCTGTATCTTCTCCTAATTCTTGAAGGATATGCTCTAAATATTCGTTCTTTTGTAGACTTGACCCGGACTTAGTTTTTTGAGTAAACGCGTTAGCGCGATAAGGCTCGATGCTTGGACTAGTGTTACCACAAATAATGGAACTACTAGCATTAGGAGCAACAGCCAACAAGTGAACATTACGAACTCCGTAGCCGACTGCATCAGGAGCTTCGCCCCTTTCCATAGCCAATTTAAGAGTTGCACGATTTGCCTCCGATTTTATGTGTTTAAACATTCTCATGTTTGCACTCTTTGCCATTATACCTTCAAATGGCTGATTATGTCTTTGTAGGTAGGCATGAAAGCCCATTGCCCCCAGACCAATACTTCTTTCCTGCATAGCACTATACGCTGCTCTCCATAGCTCACGAGGGGCATTTTCAACAAAGTATGAAAGTACATTGTCAAGCATTGCAACTAGGTCTGGAATAAAATTCTCATCGTGTTGCCACTCATCAAATTCTTCTAGATTTACACTTGATAAACAACACACGGCAGTACGATCTTCATCTGTAGCAAGAGTAATTTCACTACAAAGATTTGAATGGTGTACTTTTAAACCTTTCTCTTTTTGACACTCTGGTAATCCTTCTTGTACGGTATCCCCAAACATAATGTAAGGTTCCCCCGTCTCTACACGATTTTGAATCAACTTTACCCAAAGTGTTTTTGCGGATACCGTTTTTACAATGCGGCCAGTATGAGGATCGCGAAGATCCCAACTATCATTAAATCCTTCTTCTCTTGTGGCTCGCTCGATGAGCTCCATAAAAGAATCTGAAACCACGACCCCATGATGAAGGTTAGTAGACTTACGGTTAATATCACCGCCAGTAGGCTTTCGAACATCTAAAAATTCCTCTATCTCTGGGTGGGACATGTCCAGATAAGCAGCATAACTTCCCCGACGTGTTACTCCCTGGCTAAACGCAAGCATTTCGGCATCAACAACTTTCATAAAAGGAATAACGCCAGTGCTTTCGGAGCCATTGCTCGTTTTCGAGCCTACACTCCGAACCCCGTTCCAGCATCCTCCTACACCCCCGCCAACACTACTTAAAAAAGCATTTTCAGTATAATGATTTGTAAGCCCTTCTCGACTATCATCCACATAGTTTAAAAAACAACTAATAGGCAGCCCTCTTGTAGTACCGCCATTTGAAAGAATTGGGGTACTAAACATGAACCAAAGCTTACTAGCATAGTCATATAGTCTTTGTGCGTGCTTTTCATCATTTGCGAATGCTTTTGCTGCACGTGAAAAAGCATCTTGGGGAGATAATTCTCCGTCAATCATATATCTATCTTCCAAAGTTTTTTTACTAAACTCTGATAAATACGCGTCTCGATTATAGTCGACAACTACGTTATAGCCCATCTAACATTCTCCCTCGTATATCCTTAAAATTAGTTGCACCTAGCGCATCATCGCAATAAGTTAATAAGTCCATTAACTCATAGTTTTTAAGAATCTGCTCTGGATTTTCATTCAATCCTTGTATAAATTTATATTTACTATGTATAGGTACGGCTTCATAAATATCATAAGCACTACCATATTCTTTTACAAGACTTACTGCGCGCTTTATGCCAATCCCAGGGAAGCCCGCAACATTATCTCCTTTATCCCCCATCAAGCACTTAACAGAGATGTACTCTTCGGGAGTGCAGTCATAGTGACTACTCCAATTTTCTAGCGTGACTTCCTTCCTCGTCACATAAGAAAACCTACTTACACCTTCTTGTACTAGCAAATCCCAGTCTCGGTCACTTGATATAAGCCAAATATCTCCTAGCCCATATTTATCTTTATATTTTACTAAGTGTCCCGCAAGGTCGTCTGCTTCCACTCCTTTATATCGAAGAACTACATAGCCGCCCTCTTTCATTACCTCTAGACTGGCTTCAAACTCTTCAAAAAACTCTTCAAATGCTATTCTTTCTTCTTCTGTTTGTTCTGCAATTTTTTCTTTTCTATTTTGTTTATAATCTCCGCTAATTATTTTTCTATAAGAGGAAGCTCCCCAATCCGCAGTAATAATTACTCTATCTGTGCCGTATGATTTTGCTAGACTTTGAACTGTACTTTCAAATTCATACCTAAAGTCTGACCTTCCTTGGTGCTTCCATCGAAAAGCTAGATTTAAAGAGTCTACAATTAAAGTAGACTGCGGGGAGTATTCATCATTAAATAGCTTATCTTCAAAATTAAATGCCATTATAAAAACTCCGGTTTTTCATTTTTTAACCATTCCTCCGCAACCATTACATAACACCCTAAAAAATTTATATTAATCCATAAAGAAAAGTTTTTAGGCTTATCGGCTGTAACTACGAATACGGGAGAACGATTATATTTAAAAAATAACAAAGGCTCTTGTCCTCCTTGAGCCGCCTGCATCTGTACTTTAGTCCACCAGCGAATGAGATTATTAGTTTTTGGGGCAGTAAAAATTTTATCCGTAAGAGGAGAATCCGCATAGTTTTTTACCTCTATACAGTACTTATTCTTTTCATGCGGTATATATAAATCTCCTTTTAGATATTCCAAAGCTCCTGAATTAGGAACTCTTTCAAACTGTAGATCTGTGTACTCTCGCAGGATATCTCGAACAAGATACTCTCCTCGTGCCCCTTTTGCCCTACTATCCACCATGGTCGAATTCTTCTAATACTTTAAACTTTTCTTGCGCTTCTACAAGTTTTTCAATTTGTGAGTCAATTGCGTCGAGTATTTCTGGGTGCTCTCCAATACCAACTGGGTTTTCCAGATATATTTCTATATTTGCTTCTGCTTCCTTCATCTTCCCGAAGTACTTCGCTTTCAGTGCTTCCACTACTAACTCTCTCATTTCTTTCTTTCTCCTCCTGTACTAGCCATTGTTGCCGCCTACTAGATGATAATCTGTTTAATATTCTAACTTGCTGACGTTGTCGCATTTAATAACCTCTATTTTTTCAAGCAGTGGATGACTCCATCCGTGACTAACAATATAAGTATTCAGATCTTCTTGAAGAAGAACTTCTACTATTTTCTCTCGGCCTGTTTCGTCGAGAACGTTAATAACTTCATCTAAAAATAATACATTTATTCTAGATTTGGAAATACTGCTCATAAGCTTTCGAATTGCGATAAGAGTTGCCGTATTAACTCGGGCTAGTTCTCCACTCGAAAGTGCAAGAATATCTACAACATTTCCATTGTCAGTGACTTGTACATTTAACTTGTCATTTGTTACTACAAACTCAAGTGTAAATCTACCGTCTGAAAGCTCTGCTAAATAGTGGTTTGCGAGTTCTTCTAACTCTTTTACAAGATTTTCGATCTTGTACGCAATCAAACCATTAGTGCTAAAAGATTTTTTTAATACTTCTAAGTTCGATGAAAGCTCCCCTATACTCTTTAACTTTTCATTTGCTTTTTCTAGCTGAGAGCAAAGTTCATCTGTTTGTTCTTGAATTACTTGTATTCTGGTGTTGCGTTTTGTTCGCTGTTCATTTTCTTTCGAGATACGCTCCATTTCGCTTTTTCTTCTGCCCAAGTCATCCTGTACTCTAGCCAAGCGCTCGTCCAGCTCATTCTTATCCAAGAGGGCCACTGGCAGAGTTCGATCGATACTTCGATACATGTCTTCCCAGTCTCTTTCAATTTTTCTAGCATTGTCGTAATCTCTATTATTTCGTTTAATTTCTGATATTCTTGTTTCAATTTCATTCTGCTTTTCTTTTGCCTCCGTAATTTTTTTTGTTTCACTGTCGATAAGACCCTCTTTGAATCTCGGGTCTATGGCCTGTTCACAAGTTGGGCAGTGATCTCCTAGTTTCTCTAGCTTTACTAAAAGTTTTTGCGACCCCGCTACGACCCCGTTGAGACTTCCTGTTTCCGACTGTAAGTCATCGTAAGATTCTTTTTTACTAATTGTACATTTTCTAGCTTCATCAATATCGATTTGCTTTAACAGCTCTTTATAAGAATTATTTTTAGAAATTTTTTTATTTTTTTCGGAAATATTTTCAATTTCTTTTGTTAAAAATCGGAATTCTTTCTCTTCTTCTTCCGTATCGATTTCTAAATTTAACATCGGCAGTACGGTAGTATCTGTCAATTTATTATTATGTAACCATTTTTCAATCGTACTTATCTGACTATCAAGCGCATTTACTTCCATAGATATATCTCGGGAAGCTGCCTTAAATAACTCAAAAAGATCTACATACTTTTCTAATGATAAAAGTTCAATTAAAAACTTTTTTCTATTAGTATCTGTGGCTGTTAAGAATTGTAGGCTTGCGTTTGTATTTTGGTATACAAGCTGTGAAAAGGTTTTAAAATCTATACCTATAACTTCTTGCACAGACTTGTAGGTATTTGTAGCAGTGTGGCTTGATATATCTTCGCCATTCTTTTCGAACTTTACTTTAATATTATTTTTACGATTTACTGTAATTTTATATTCATCAGCATCTCGAGTAAAGTGAAGAATAATGTCATAACCATTATTTACATAACGATTCGGAATATCTGCCTTCTTTATACCTTTTGAATTTTTATTGTACAGAGCTTCTTCAATAATTAAAGGAATAGAACTCTTACCCATACCATTAGTTCCTAGTATTTGAGTAAGAGTTCGTCCATCTAAAATTATTTCGTTGTTTTCTCCGTAGCTAAAACAATTATTCCATTGCAACTTTTGAAGCGTAATCATTAAAAGTTCCTATAATATCTGGTATTCGTGCTTCTTCTATTTCGAGTACAAATTGCAAGTATTCTGTTAGCTCCTCTTGAACAGTCATTTCCTTATCAAGGAGAAGTGCGGCCTCACTATTTCTTTTAACTACTTTCTTATCAAGTAGCTCAGAGTTTTTAATTTCAGCAAGAGCTTGTATGTCTCCTTCTATTTCATAGATTGTATGATCGTACTCAGTAGGTATCATTTCTTCCGGGGCTCGTACTGTCTTTCTTATCAATTGTGGAAGGTCAAAAGGCTCCCATATCCACGACCAATCGTCTGGATTTATTAAAAGATAGCCGGTAGTTACAGAAGTTCTATGAAAAGAAGTAGTCATGGGACTGCCAGGATATACAATATTACGCTGCGTATTACTGTGTGCGTGTAAGTCTCCTGCGAATACGATAGGAAAATCTTCAAACCTGTCTAAGTCCACCTCTGGCTTGACATGGGGAGGAATTTCGCCGCGTACATGAGTAAATAAAGGAAACTTTGTATCAAACTTTTCAATACTTTCTTTTCTATGTAGCTCTGTGTAAGGAAGAATACTAAAACCTATATCTTTATCGACATATGAAATGTCTACTATTTGCACAAGAGGATTTATATCCCTACTTACTTGCTTTAATTGAGTAAAGAAAGTCTTGTGCTTTTTAGTAGCCTCATGATTTCCATCATAAATGATAGTGGGTATTTTAACATTTCGTATAAAAGAAAAATAAAGTTCTAACTCTTCCATATTAGGAAGGCGATCAAAGAGATCGCCCCCTATAATGTGCATATTGCACATTTTTTCTAAACTATGAAGTTGTTCGAAAAATAATTTATAACGATTTAAGGCCCAAGAAGCTGGGACATTTTTCTGCCCCAGTTTGATATGCCAATCGGCTGTAAAAAGAATCATGCAACATTAAACTCATCTTCAAGTGCTTCTTCGTCTACGTTAGCTTGGCTGCTAGCGCCCTCTCGAACTCGGTCAAGAAGTTCTTTTTGTGCGTCTGGAGTAGGACGAGGCATTACGTCATCCATTGACTTCAGATCAGCAATAAGTGCAAGTTCATCTGTGTCTAACGGACGAGACTTGCACTTGAGTACCTGTACTTGGTACTCTACATTATAGGGCAACGGACCAGTTTTAACCCGCTTAAACTTAACATCCCAGCCAGTCTCTACGTCAGTGGGATCTCCAAGATCTTCTGCTGCTGTCATAATTTGTTCAAAAAGCTTCTTCTTCAAGTTAAAGACTTTTAGATCGCCATTATGAATACACTGCATAGCGTAGCTCCAGCCACACTTGAGATCGGGATAGTACTCTCGAACCCAATCTTTTTCTTGATTGTTAAAACGCTCTTCATCTCTATCAAACGACAAACACTCTAGAGGAATATTTTTGCCATTCTCTCCCTCGATCCAGTAAACGTAACGAGCCAATACGTCGCCTACAAGGCGAACATTATTGTCGCCGTCCTGTGGAACAAAAGTGTTAATTGAGCTTTTTTGAGCAGCGCCCTTTGCTTTGTTAAATGTAAGTGCCATTAATGTATCTCCTTTTTGTCGGGACTTCCTTCATATAGAAAATAAATTTTATCATTTTCTACTTCCAGTAGCCTATTTTCATAAATGTATGGTAAAGCTTCTTCGGGTACAAGTAGTACATCCAAGGTCATCTTATTAGTAGCATAGAAATCAGAAAGAGACCTAAGAGCAGCAACGCCTGTATATATAGCCACTTCTCGAAAAGTGTACTTATATCCATTATATAGGAGCCTTTCAGGATGAACAAGAAAACTTGTGCCGTCAAAATTAATTTGTGAGTAAAAATATTCTTTATCGTACTTATTCTTTGGAATTCTTTTTTCCACCAGCATTCTTAAGATCCTTACTATATCTGTAGGATCCCCTGCTGCTGTAGTATAGATCTTTTTCCAATCGAATAATAACATATTATACTAGAATATCACTTAAATGTCAAGAACTATTTTTCTAGACTTGATTGATTTGCCAACCCTGCTTCATGTAGTATCCCATTCTATTAGAAGCCTGCTTTCGAGCAGTGTTCCCTTTGAGATGAATGTCTACTATTACAGGAGTCTTTTTCCCTTCTCGCTCTCGGATGACTCTTCCGACAAGCTGGGTGAGGAGGGGCTCATTGTTGATAGGGGTACCGAGTATAAGGACAGAGAGGGCATTAACTGATATGCCTTCACTAAATATTGCTTGAGTACCGAAAAGAATGTTTTTACTTCCATAATTTATCTCGTTTAACAATGTTTCTCTTTCTTCGTGAGGAACATCTCCTGTAACACACACTGCTTTTTCGCCTGCTAGTATAGCACAGTTCTTTAAGAAGTTTACTCGATCTGATACTACTAGAACTTTGTGCCCTCTTGCTGCATAGTAAGAAGCAAGCATTGCAACTGTGTGAATATATTCTTCGTTTGTTGCTAGATTAGTAACTCTGTTAGCCCACGGTATTCGTGCACCATCCATAAACCTTATTTCTGACTTTATAATATCTACTTTTGGGGTCATAAAGTTTTCTTTTGGGGGCTTGAACACTTTTTGACTAAAATAATCACGAAAAACAACGTGCTTTCCGTCCTTTCTTTCTATTGTTCCGCTCAGTCCAATTTTGTATCTTGCGTGATTAGTGTCGATGATTTTTGAAAACGTTGGCGAAGATACATGATGCATTTCGTCCAAGATAATTGTTCCAAAAAGTTTTCGAACTCTATTGATATTTCTGTAGAGTGTTTGGGTATTACCAACCACAATACAAGAATCGGTGTTCCAACTACCAGAGCCAATAATTCCAGGGGTGATACCATATACTTTTTCTATCTCCTTTGCCCATTGATTTCTCAAGGGGACAGTGTGTGTAATTACTAATGTTTTTTGTCCAAGTTTTCCTGCGATCGCTAGACCTGTAAATGTTTTTCCCCAACTCACCCACGCGTTGATGATGCAGTTATCGTTGAGTTCGTCGTATACTGCCTGTTGAGACTCGCGGAGTACATACTGAAAAGCAGGAAAATCAGCAGGCACCATAAGCCTCTTGTCAACCACTTCATACTCATTTGGTATTAAATCCTTTCTTCCAATAGGTATACTAACTAAATTATCTCGTACTCTTGCCATGTTTTTTATCACAAGAGGAGGGTCTTTAGGGTTAGGGGCCGGTACTTTATATGTCAGTTCTTTACTGAGAACTTCTTTATATTCCGGCGTTACTTCTAATAATATTCGATTACTAATTACCGCTTTCATACTTTTTTTCTACTATTTTTTAGTCGCTCGCTAGCATAGTCATATAGCATCCAAGGCATATTATATATGTAAAGTACTCCTGCCCAAGTACAGTCACTTGGTGGAGGCCTGGGCACAATAAAGCCCGTTTTTATACCATTTAAATGAAGCACAGATGCAACTCCCTTTTTTGTTATCTTTCGGATATTGTGGTATTTTATGGGGCATACCTTGGTTTTTTCATAGATAAAAGCTGATCCTTTGTAATCAATAAAGTGCTTATCTCTCGATTTAATTATACCAATATGACTATTTAATGACTTTTTTAATATGAATAAGTTTTCGTGAGGAGTTTGTATTCTTCTTATTCCAAGATTATTCCCCTGCATATTTTTATCGTCTAATATTAAATCATCAAGAAAAAGCAGCCCGTCTAAGAGCTGCCAGTTTCCATTTGGTAAATTAAATACGGGAAACGTTATTTTTTCTATATCTCTATAAGTTATAATCACAAGTATCGTTTTTCAAACTTACCCATAGAATAGTCGTCACCTATTTCAAAGTCGCAACCTACAGGGGCTCCGGAAATAGATACTCCTCTATCCATTTGAATAAATCTTTTTAGGTTTTCGCAGTAAAAATCTATTTCATCTTCAGGAACTTCTGCAAGAATAGAGTCGTGCACAAGTGCGAAGATTTTAGACTTCATCTTCTGACTTTTAATAAATGCGTTCATGTCAATAGCACCTAAAAGGTTAATATCAGAAGCAGTAGACTGCACCAGAAAATTAAGACCAGACCTAATGCTATGAGACTTGATACCTTTATCTTCTGAGGCGACATTAGGTAATCTCCTTTTACGGCCAAAGTAGCTATATGTAAATCCATTTTGCTCAATGAACTTTTGATTTGTTTCGATCCAAGACTTTAGTTTATGAAAAGTTTTGAAATAATCATCAATAACTTCTTTTGCCTCTTGTGGGCTAAAAAAGGCTCCCGAGTCTTTAGTAACTTGCTCACTAATTTTCTTTGGCCCTGCGCCATACATAATACCAAAAGTTACGGCTTTAGCTGCTTGCCGACGATCAGAATAAAGCTCTGCTACATCTTCTACCGCACAAGGTAGTTTAAATACTGTGTGTGCAATTGTACTATGAAAGTTGCCTCCAGAACGAAATACCTCCATAAGAGCTTCATCTTTTGCTAGTTTTGCAGCAACGTATACTTCGGCAGTGGTCAAATCCATTGCAACTATCTTTGACCCCGCTGCGGCTTTGATGCACCCTTTTACAGCAGGATTATCACGAGGCAGCTGCTGCATATTTAACTTACCGCTAGATGACAATCGACCACTTGTTGTGCCATGTAGATTGAATCCTGTGCGTAGCCGAGAGTCCCTATCAAGCTGAGGGATAATTTTATCTAAGTAAGTATTTTTAATCTTAGACTTCTGTCGAATGTCAAGGATTAGTTTTGGCACAGGAGACTGCGTTGCCAGCTCTGTTAAAACTTCTGCGTCTGTAGAATGTGCGCCGGTTCCTGTTTTTTTGCCTGTCGGCGTAAGATGAAGAAAGTCGAACATTAACTTACGCAACTGTAGCGTACTATTAGGGTTAAACTCTTTACCTTGAAACTGCTCAAATTTTCTTATGCGTTCGTCTTTATACAGCGCAGCGATAGCATTATCAATATCATCCTGCATAATATTTTGCGCAATATATAAACGCTTCTTGTCAAAAGGCACGCCATTGTCCTGTGTGTCAGTTAAGAATCTAGTACCTGGGATTAAGATATTATCATATACCCAGCATAATTTCTTGTTTTGCTTGATCTTTACAAACTTTTCATATACCATAAAAGTTACAACCGCATCCATAGCAGCATACGTTTGCATTACATCAAACGGAATCCAGCCCCATTGAAAGTCTCCTTTGAGAATGCCATTTTCTTTTCTGTACTGGTCAATCCAATCATACATTGGCTTCTCATAATCCCCGTAAGGAGTGAATCTCATAGCAAGCTGCTTTAGGCCATGAGTCCCGGGATTCTCATCTATGAGGTAGTGTAATAACATTGTGTCTTCAAACTTTGAAAATTTAAAGTTGAAGTGATACTCAAAGAATGCCATATCAAACTTAGCATTATGAAATATTACTGCTTTCTTATCGAATAACTCCTGTAATAGCTTTTCAGTGGTATCATCAAAGCAATTGGTATCAATATAAGCCCCGCTAGTACCATTATAGCTAAGACTAATACCCAGCATATGGCCGTCTCTAGGATAGAGCCCAGTAGTCTCAGAGTCGAGAGCAATATAGTCGCATGGGTAGTCGATGGCACTACGAATAAATTCATTTGCTTTCTCCGTATCTTGTATTCCCCAAGCAATACTGCTATCAATTACTGCGTCCTCAATTTCACCGCGAATGTAACCAATAATGTTAGCTTTGGAATCTTCCCACGTTCTACGAGCTTCCGGCTTAAAAGCAAGCATAGCAGGGTTTATTACAGGCAAAAACTTTTTTTCTACTTTTTTACCTGAGTATTCTGTTACTGAATTAATTTTAGTAAAATACTTTAGAGCATCTGAGCCAACCAATATGACCCACTCATACTCATCAGTATCAATTTCAATATCACAGTCTCTTTTCAAGACCTTTTTAATACTAGGGTCTGAACATAATTGAAACTGATCAAACTCGAAAGCTCTATCGAACTCTTGAGAAAAATTTGTTCTTGAAGGTTTCGTCTCTATTAAGGCGACGTTAGCCATATAATCTCTCCTTTAGGGTTTCAACTTGAGATTTGATAAGTGCTCCAGGGTCAGTATTGGCTAGATGAACATTTCTGGAGGTGAGATCAACTTTCTCGCACATATCTTTTACATTTTCTGCTGCTTTTTGTCCTGCTTCGTCACCATCAAAAAATATATCTATGTTGGTAACTCCTTGCAGACTTAATAATGCCAGCTTTTCTTCATTTATGTTATTTGTTCCAAAACAACAGACTGCGTTGTTCAGTCCCTTGTCGTGTAGATTTACCGCATCAAAGATGCCTTCTACCAAAATAACGCTACTCTTAATTGGCGACACTGTAGGAAACAAAGGAAGTTTTACTCCTCGAGGAGTAATCATATACTTTGGAGTTCCTCCAGACATATGTCGTCCATTAAAAGATACTACTCTACCGCTTATATCTCGTACTGGAAATACAAGACGCCCAATATGATCTTTGTCATGGTGGGTAAATGCTTGAAATTTTTTATAAGTATCTGAAGAAATGTTTCTCCAGTTCCCTTCATATGGCATGTAGCCTTTCGGGAAAAATAATCCGGCACCTTCCGACATCTTTTGTCGAATTTTCTTTTTTAAATTCTCTCTTCGGAGCTGTAACTGATTCGCTTTTTCCCCGTAGAAATGAAAAACGTTACCTTTGAACCCACAAGAAAAACAATTAAATATACCAGTAATCTGGTCTATTCTCATACTTGGGTTACTATCGTCGTGCTCTGGATTTAAACATTGTACTAAATAATCCTTACCTTTTGCATAGTATGGAATTTTTTTCTCAACTAATAAATCTTCTGTATTCATTTAACAGTCCGGATCAAAAGACGCCCATTCATCCATTTCGCTAGGCTCATCATATTCATCATCAATACTACAAAGCCAAGGCCCGCTGTCGGGCGCTTCATACCACCAGTCTTCTTCGTATGCGTTAGGGCATCGTACAGGATTTCCGTTACTGTACCCATCCCCCTCTAAAGTTTCTCCACAGTTCGGACAGGTATCTCTAGTATTCCAATGTTCCATAAGCGCATCGTGCATTATCGTCTCATCCTCGCTAAATCTTTCATTTCTTGTTCGTTGATAATTGGGATTGCATTTGACTTATGCATGGTTCCGATACCTTTAACAAGGGTTCCCGTGTAACGTGGCGGTTCCACTCGAGCGGCAACTCCAGCTGTACCGGCGTCGCTTGGGTACTTTGGGGTGGGTCGTCTATAAGACTGCGTAGTGTTTGTGGAAAGTACGCGCTTAGCTGTCTTAGCTCGTCTTTGAACTTTCTTCTTAACTCTACCAGATGTGGTGTGCCGAATAGATCCATATATCATCCCCATAAGTAAAAAACTCCCGTGATTAAGCATATATTATACACGAAATCAACGGGAGTGTCAAGAAATATTTTTAGATGTCCTGAATTTCTTCTCCGGTTTTGTGAGAGGAGTCCTCTCGCTGATCTGGAGTCAAAGCGTTTTCAGGTCCCATTTTTAGTGTTTCCCAATCCATAGTAGATGTGAAATCAATGGGCTCATTATTTCTTATTTTTACGCACTTGAAAGTTACACAACTATCTTCGTGCTGCCACGGCTCAAGAGAGAAAGCTGCATCTGCAGCATCTAAAATACCTTTTGCGAATCGAGCTTCGCCCGTTGCATCCGTTTGATACGGAGAAAAGAAAGGTATCTTATACTCTTGGGCCATAGACTTAAGAGCCTTGCTTACTTCTATTTGTTCAGTCCAATCGTATTGACCGCTTCGACTTGGAACATTTGACCTTTTTACTTGATTGATATAGTCAACAATGACTACGCCAATATTCATAGAGGACTTTACTTTCATTTCAACTTCTGTTCTTATCTTACCCAACGTAAGAGAAGGGTCATAAATAACATCTAACTGTGCTTCGGGATTAAGTTCACAGGTAGTAGTAAGTTTTTTATGAAAGTCATCGAATTTACGATGGTCTCTATACTCTGAAAGAAGGTCTTGCCCCCGCTGAAAGCGTCCAGCCCACCATTCCGCAACACGTTCCCATTCGGCTACGTTAAGGTTTTTGGATCTTAAGCGCCCTTGCGGCACCTCTGTAGCAATAGAGCAAAGTCTTTGGAGAATAGACCTGGAGTCCATCTCAATTGTAAAGTATAACGCAGACTTACCGTCTTGGTATACTGAATTTGCTATATTTGCACAGGTAAGGGATTTCCCTGCGCCTCGACGACCACCTACAAGAATAAGATCCTTCGGGGAGAATTGAATCATATTATCGTATGTTGTGTTCAAGCCGAGACGCAGGTACTTTCCAAGCTCTTCTTCATCCTCAAATAAAGAGATACGTTGCATACTCTCTTGAGGTTCTTCAAGCTCTACTTTTTCTTCTACTCGAAGAATAATATCGTGCAGATGCTGAACGCTTTCTTCTGCATCCTCGAAAGAAATTGAGTTTTCTACATAGTCATCCAGCTCTGTTAGTATCTCACGTTGAGTAAACTCGTTTTTAAGATACTGTAAAAGTATGTATGGCTCTGTATCAACTTCAAGAGTTTCTATCGCATATATCTTATCAAGAGTAGAAGTATCGCGAGTGGATAGCTTCAGCTCTTCGACAGACGGGAGTTTATGATAGGACTCGCAGTGCTTATCAATTACGGAAAAAATAGTGTGGTACTCTTTCGGCAAATAGTGCTTACGCACATAGCTCCAGGTCTCAAAATCCTGAATGCTCAATACTTGCTTGATGAGCGCACTAGCGACGTTCAATTATATCTCCCCGATGAACACGAAAAAACAACCGTAACGATCCCGCTACGGTTGCTGTATTACCTAAAAGGTAATTACTCTGCTGCTTTTGCTGCTTTTGCTGCACCATCGTAGTCGGCAGCAACCAAACCACGACGAGTCAACATAGTCTTAACACCACGAGCAGTCTTGCCGATAGATTCTGCGATCTGCTCAACAGTCATAGTCGCGATGTCCGCAAGATCTTCAAAGGGATCAGCCTTGGAAGTGCCTTTAGTGACCTCTTGGCGAGGAATAGCATTGATATCGCCAGAGCGAAGCAAGCTAAGAGCCTTGCCGCGAACAGAGTTCACAGAACGGTTAAGAGCATCGGCAATAGCTTCGACGAATGCGCCGTCATTTACCATGCTAATAAAAGTAGCCTCTTCTTCAGAAGAGTAAGTCTTGACAGACTCAACTTTAGGAGCGGGCTTGACATGATCCGTCAGCTCCATAGAAAGGATCTTGCCTTGCAGTTGCTTGGCAGAGAAAGCTCCATTATCAAAATGGTCAGCAATTTGAGCATAAGTATACTCACCGCTGTTGCTCTCGAGGAAAGAAACAAGAGTTGCCTCTTGTGCTTCTGAGAAAGACTTAGAAGCGCGGGCGGATGCCAGCTCTACTTCAAAGCCCATTTTTCGCAGCTTAGAAGAAACAGAACGAGTAGAAGTCTCCAAACGATCCGCAGCTTCAGCTACAGTTTCTTGAGATACTGGGGACTCATTTCCAACAAAGGAAGTAAGTTCCGCAGTACGCTCATCAGTCCACTTAGGAAGTGCCATATTTTTTCTCCAAATAGGATTTTAAATCCGTTATGATAGTTATGCCAGTTTGTCTGGCTTGTTTAGTTTTAGACGACTCCATACCACTCTCATTTACTAGAATCGTTACATCTTTTGTAAGGTTAGACTTTACTACATAGCCAAGGTTAGTGAGTGCTGTCCCTGCCTGGGCCTTAGTCTTAAAACTTTTAAGCTTTCCAGTTATGCAAACAACCCCTCTATCCATTAACGACGGCAGAGAGTCAACTGTCGGCAAAAACTTGTAATCAAACGGTAAAACACCGTCATAAAAACAGTAAAACTCTTCGTCTAACCACGTACATAGACTTTCCGTAGCTTTAGGTCCTAATCCGGCACGCTTACAAGTGTCTGGTGTAATTTCAGTAATGGATTGCACAGTCTCAGACAGCTTCTTCGTTGCCGTTTTTCCGATTAAATGGATGCCAAAAGCAGGAAGTACCATATCAAGAGGAGCCGAAGCAGAGTTACAGATTTCTTGGAACAACTTCGTTCCAATTTTGTCACCTAATTTATGACACAGTTCTTCAACAGTAAATCCGTAAATCTGATCAAAGTCTTCGATTTCTAACCTCTCTATAGTTGCAGGGCCTAAACCCTTAATCTTCAGAGTTTTTGCAAAGTGTTCAATCTTTTTTGATGTTTGTGCTTGACACGTACCATTAAGGCAGTATAAAATATCACGAACAAAAGTAAGCTCGCCACAACAAGACGGACATTCCGTAGGTGGTACGATCTCTATGAACATTTATAGAACTCCGAAAATATAGAATATATTATACGAAAAATTGAGTTAAAAGTCAAGAACTATTTTTTGGGTGGTCTACTCTGCGAACAATTCGGGGTATAATTTCACCGCTCCGAATAACTTCTACAGTACAGCCTATCTCTAGTTCTAAACTGCGAATGTACTCAATATTGTGTAGAGTTGCCCTGCTCACAACGGCACCTTCCACTTCAACTGGACGAAGAATAGCAACTGGGCTGACTACGCCTGACTTGCCAACTTGCCACACAACATCGAGCAATTCTGTATACACCCCCTCCTTCTGTTCTTTAAGAGCAAAAGCACCGCGAGGATGGTGAGCTGTATGTCCCATTCTTTGGAAGTCTTTCTGATTGTTAAGACGGTAAACTAGACCATCCGTAGGATAATTACTAGCATTGAAGGTCGTAACAACATTAAAGCCTTCATGGGCCAATGCATTCATAGCATCGCTGTAATTTGAGTAGTCATTCTCAAACTGGAGATCGTAAGCAACAAAGACTAAATTTCGAGATCTCTCTCGAAACTCATGTATGTCTTTGAGGTTTAGCGACCCCGCTGCGACATTACGGGCATTGGAGACAGTCGAGGGGCAAACTACTTCGCCAGTAATCTGAACATTTCCTTTCATAGGAATTGTTGCAGGTACTAACTCTTCCAGTTTGAGGGTAATGTCTCGGCCAAGATTACCGTCCCCTCGTGTCAAGCCAAGTGCGAAGTGTCCATTTACATATAGTAAAGACACGGCCGCCCCATCCAACTTGGGGGTACAAACGTACTCCGCAGTATCGGGGGCGTCAGTTAATTCAAAATATTTTTGAAGAGAATACATCTTGTATAAATGAGGAACTCCATCTGTGACTTTATAGCCAACAGAATCACGATTCCACTTTGCTACAAGCGCATCATACTCTGCGTCTGAAATAATCGGACATCCTGCAAAATATGCAGCTTCGCATTTTTCAAAAAATTCTTTCATACTTTCTCCCACTTAGACCATATATTATACAGAAAGAAGAAGAAAAAGTCAAGAATTATTTTGTGTATACCGTACTTAAAAGTTCTGAAAAATGTTCTTGAATAATCTCTTTGCTTTCTGCTAAGGATAAAATTTCTACTAGCCCACAAAACAACTCCCTGGAGTTATCCATATCTAGTGGAAATGCTATGCCGTCAGGAGTGGGAAGCCACTCTTCCTCAAAGCTTAAAAAATATTTTCTTAGATGTAAATACTCTACGCCCCGAAAATTACTAATAGTTAGTCTTACTTGAAGTTCTCGGCCTTCGTCATAGTGTATTACTTTTTCATATACTTCTGGAGAAGCGTATAGTTCCATAACTATCTACCTCTCATTTCTAAGAACGGATGAAAGAGGTACGACACTTGTTACGTTGGAGGGTTTTAATAGGCGATACGAATCCGTATCCCAACAAAACGTAAGTAACGTACTTGAGGACTCTTTAGCTCTGTTCTTTTTTTCTTGAATATAAGGCGTAGAAAAGTCTAACGTACACACATTATACTTGAGTTTATTTGACTTTTCGCTTCTATACGTGATAATAGCATCCCCATAATCACGTATTAAATTTGCTAATTCTTCCTTTTTCATTATTACTCCTTTTGGTAGGTTAGCAAAATTTTTTGCTGTGCTATCCAGGTTATAATAATAAAATGCAAGTAACCCCCAAAACAAGAGTTTCGGAGGTTACTTTAGAGAATAGGTTAGCCTGCGGAGTTTACCGCATTTAATACTGTAGTAAAGTATTGTGCAGCTTTGCCTGTCAACTTGCTAATGATTTCTTCATCCACAGATTGACCTGAATCGCTAATAGCAGCAATCAGAGCTTCTTGAGCGGCGGCTTTTGATACTCGAGCGCCGCTACCACCATTCGAGGCTGCCTTGCTGCCACCAGAAGCGGGGCTCTTCTTTACATAGACACCAGCTTTGGTAAGAATCATACGAACACCATTAGGTGACTCTTCCAGCTCATCCGCAATGTCTTTGACAATTTCCATTGATGTTTCGGGAGTAGGGTCAGCTGCTTCATACATAGTTACAGCTTGTGCCTTCTTATCGTCGTCCCATGCCATTTTACGTTTCCTTCTAAGTTGTGTAAGTTTTGCGCCAGGACACATTCCTGTCGCGGCTAGTTGTTGTTTATAAAAACGAAATCCCATTGGTTTCCTCATCTTCAATACACATATTATACTTCTATTGAAGATGAAAGTCAAGAA